TACGCGGCTGAGGTGCGATCGGGTCACCACCAGGCCGCACCGTCACCGACCGCAGCACCGCCGCAAACAGCACCAACAGCGCCTGATCAGCTACGCGGCTGAGGTGCGATCGGGTCACCACCAGGCCGCACCGTCACCGACCGCAGCACCGCCGCAAACAGCACCAACAGCGCCTGATCAGCTACGCGGCTGAGGTGCGATCGGGTCACCACCAGGCCCCACCGTCACCGACCGCAGCACCGCCGCAAACAGCACCCGTTGCTGTTCAGGTGTCGCGCCATTGAAGAACCACGGATCCTGCAGCGCTTCATAGGCAGCAGGATCAATGGCCGGTTGCTCCACGCGCTGCGCCGTCTCGATTCGCTGCCGCTGCTCCGCCACTGCTGCCGCCATCGCCCGGTTGTCCGGGTTACGGGCCGCCATCCGCTCCATCAGCTCCAGCTCGCCGCGCATCGCTGCCAGTGCTGGATCTTCTGCTGCTGGTTCGCTCAGCACGGCCGCTAGTCGCCGCGCCTCAGCCACGCACGCCTCGACAACTACCGGAAGGATTCGATCCTCCCTGGCTCCGCCACGGGCATCGCAGAGCCGGTGCCGGCACCGCCACCACGCCACGCCGTTCGATGTGTTTCGTCGCAGCAGGTGGCCGCAGGATGCGCACCGCAGCAGCCCCGTCAGCCCGTGCCGGGTCTCGGTGGTGCCCGCTGCCTTGAACCGGTTGGTGGGTCGCTGCAGCAGTGCGGCCAGCTCCCGCCAGTCCTGTTCGCTGATTAGTGCCGGGTGCTGGTCGTAGTGGATCTCACCCCACTGCCGCCGCCAGCCCTTGCCGCTGCCCCTGTCGAGCTGGTGGCCGATGTGCCCGCGGATCACGGGATTCACGAACCACGCCTGCAGGTTGGTGGCGGCCGGCGTCCACGCGCACCACTGCGGCATGGAGCGGGCCACCGCCGCAAAGCTCGCCAGCCGCCGCAGCTCACGCAACACGCGCAACGCCTCCCCCCAGTGCTCAGGGTGCGGCTCCAGCCGATGGCCTGGCCCGTTCTGGTAGCCGAAGGGCTTGCGCCGCCTGAGGTGCCGGCCCTCGGCGCGGTAGACGGTGAACTGGCGACGTAGGCGCATCGAGAGCATGCGCGATTCCATCTCCGCCAGGCCCGTCTGCAGCCTGGCCATCAGGAACCCCTGAGGAGTCGCCGTCTCGATCGCGCCACCGTCCAGGGCCCGCACCGTGACGCCCCGCGCCTCGCACTGGGCCAGCAGGGCGTCGGTGTAGGCCGCATCACGCCCCAGTCGGTCCACGCGGGTCACCAGCAGCTCCGAGACCTCGCCGGCCTGCACCATCGCCATCAGCTCCAGCAGTCCGTCCCGATCCGAGCTGCGGCCTGTTTCTATGTCGGTGATCACACGGCTGCAGCCGGCGGCATTGAGGCGGCTGACCTGGGCGGGGAGGGCGTCGGCCTGATCGTCCTTGCTGACGCGGGCGTAGCCGATGGCAACCATAGGATCAGCCCAGAACGGCCGCTCACACTACCCTGCGCTATGGACACCTTTTCCTTAGATAGCGGCAGCAGAGCGCTCGATTCGTGGTAGGGTCTGCCTATCGGAAGCGCCGGGCAAGGCCCGCCACCGATCACCCCATCGCCCGGCACTGGCCGGAGGAACCATGGCAACCAATCTCACCACTATTGCCGGCACCGCAGGCCGCATCTCCGGCACCACCGCCCGGGGCCTGCTCTGGCTCAACGAACAGATCGACTGGGCCGAGGTAGCCCAGATCGTGCTACGCGGACTGCAGGTTTTGATCGTGCTCACCCTGCTGGCAGGTCATTACTGCCGCCGAGCCTGGGATCACCTGCCTGCGCTCAGTGAGCAGCTGGGCCGCTGGTATGCCGGCCTGATGGCGCCCGCTGCTGTTGAGCTTGCCTCCGCGCCAGTGACGCAGATGCAGCTCCTGCTGGCGCCGATCACGGCCACAATGGCCGCGGCCCGAGAGGCACTGGAGCGGCTTGTGCGGCGCCTCTATCCCGTGCTGGCCTGATCACACCTCCAGCTCCGCCACCTCAGTGACCATGGCCTCGTAGGCCTCGCGAGCGGCGGCATTGATCCATCCCCTGGAGGGGGTCCACACCGGATCCCCTGATGGCCAGGGCCTGGCGCCGCCGTTTGCCGGGTTGTTGGCCTGGTTCGGCCGGGGTGTGGTGGCCGGCAGGGCGGTGCGCTCCATCAGCGGGAAGTCGCCCGGGCCGCGGGGCTCACCGGTGCCGCCGATCGGCCGCCAGGGCCTGCTGCTGGCCTGGTCGTACTTCTGCCGCGTCGCCGCGGCCAGGGCCTGCTGCTGCGCCTCCCATCGCTCGCCGCGGCCGCTGGCCAGCTCGTTCTGGATCACCAGGGCCTCGAGGGTGATCGGGGACAGGGCGCAACGGCAGTTCGGGTGCGCGGGGGTCTTCACGCTGCCGGCGTAGTAGAGGCATCCCATGCGGGGCGCACACCACTCACAGACCCGATCGTCGGCCGTGGCGACCCACCGCACAAAGCCGGCCCCAACACGGCGGAAAGTGCGCTCGCGGGCCTCGCCGGCGGCGATGTGGGTTTCGGTGCGTGCCACGGTCTCGGCCCGGTTGCGGAAGGCGTCGTTGATGTGGGGCAGGCGGGCCTTGAGGGTGCGGGCCAGCGTGCGGCTGTCCACGCCGGTGGCCAACTGGGTGGCGGTCTCGAACTGCACCGTGTCGCCCCAGTCACGCCACCAGCGGAAGAAGTAGTCCTTCGAGGCGCGCACCCGCTCATCGGTGGCAGTGTTGCGCTGGCGCCGGTAGTTGGCGCTGAGGCTCTGGAAGTCGCGCTCGGCCGCGGCGATGGTGGCGCCCATGTTGAGCAGCCTGGTGAAACTCTGGCCCTCCTGGTAGGGGCTGCCCGGGGCGGGCGCATCGGTGGGGGCCGGAGGGGCGGCGGGCGGCAGCTGGGGGTCCTGCAGGGCCGGGTGCCGGCCGGAGAGCACGGCGGCCGGGGGGAGCATGTCGCGCGAGAGCTCGAGGGCGTACTCGGTCCCCAGGTCCTGGGCCTTGTTGTAGAGCTCCGTGAGCTCACGGTTGAGGGCTGTGTTGGCGGCCCGGGCGGCCGGGAAGCGGTTGATGATCGCCTGCAGGTCCTGGGCGAGCTGGCCCTGTAGGTAGAGGCTGGCCTGGTTTTTCTGCAGGGGGGTGATGGGCACCGGGCCGCCGGGGGTGCTGCCGAGGAATGCGCCGGGGGTGGTGGCCGGGTCGTACTCGGGCTGCTCCGCGATCCGCTCCAGGCGATCGGTGATGCTTCGGATGGTGCGGCGCAGGGCCTCATCGAAGATCCCGCGCAGCTTGCGAAGCTGCCGATCCTCCAGGCCCCGCAACTGCTGGTCGAGCTCCTCGAGCAGCTCCAGGGACCGGTCAGCCATGGGCTCAGATCCTCAGCCGGGCTTCTTGCACAGCCGCCGGAATGCCGCTCAGGAATGCCCCCAGCCAGCGCTGATCAGCCTCTGTCTGCGCCAGGGGGTAAAAGGCCTCAGCCATGGCTGCCACCGCTTCACGATCACGCCCGGTGGTTTTGGCCTTCAGGGCTGCCCACCTGACCACACCAGCACGATCGAGCTTCCGGCCCATGCCGCGGATGATCTCCTGGGCCTCGTCAATGGCTGCAGTCATCAGTACCTCTCATTGAACGCCAGTTTGCCATGCTTCACCATTGTTTGCCTTGCCTGAGTCACACTTGATTCCACCCAATCATGCAGTGCTGGGTGATACTGCTTCAGAGCGCGAGGGGCAAAAACCCACGCAGTGAAAGACTCGGCGAACAGCTCCTCTCGGTTTGTCAGTGAATACTTAGACGGCCCACGACCCTGATTCAAGGACTGGGTAACAGCTGCCGGTGTTGAACGTTGCCGTTCAGAATGCAGGCTGTGCATCAGGACAGTTTCACCTTTGCCGCTCGAAGTGTTTGCCGGCAGATCAGTGCGCAGCCGCACGCCGGCAAAACTGTCGACAGCGTGCCCTAATTCGTGTACGTGAACAGAAATAGCCTTTTCTGCACCTGTCAAATTAAAGCCGTATCCGATTGGCATACTTTTAACATTCCACGTCTCTGGATCCGAATCACTTAGGCTGCCTAGTCGCTCTGGCAGGTGCTTTGCTATGTGGCTGCTGTAAGACCGCCTAAGTTTTCTAGGGTCTATTTTGGACGCTTCAGGCTTAAGGTCACCGTCCCATCCAGTAGTCCCAGCTCTTGCCACATAGGCTTTTTGCCCAAACACATAAAAGCCTCCTGAGTTGAGGTCGGCGAGCCCCTTTGTGTTACTGGTTATCAGTTCTTGAGCCGACCATTTCAATTCATTTAGGCGACTCTCTTTAAGAGAGTTGTACGTTTTTCGTGCATAAGAGACATTTGTGGTGTAGTAAGAAAGCTCCTTTTTCCTGTCTTCTTCAAATCGCCATCCCTGAGCGATGCCTCGGTCGAACTGGGCCGTTTGATCTGCGAGGTCTGCAAGGTGATCGGCCAGTCGTTGCTTTGCCCTCAGTTCTTCCGGTGCTGGCTTGAGCTTTGACGGGTTCCTGATTATCTCCGCCTTGCGGACCAAGCCTGCACCGGCGATGGTGTTGTCTTTCCGCATCCATTCCATGCGTTCATCACTGACCAGCCCCATCTCGACAACCATTTTGGCAAGTTTTTTTCCGTCATTCCATGGGATCTCTTTAGACCCAATTTCCTTGCCGGTGATTCGCTTGATTTCGCCGGAACTTTCTGCTGCCACGTTTACAAGGATGCCGGCTTCCTCCATAAACGCCAGAGCCTTCCTCGCGTTCACACCAGCCTCTCCTGGCGCATCACGCGCCACCTTCAGGAGCGCTGCCGCCAATTCCTCGCCCCCGTAGTTCACTGCACCGGTGCGAATTGTGCGCTCCTTGATGCCCTGTGCAATGCGGGCTTCCACCTCAGGGCTGAATGGCAGGTTTGTGGGGATCAGTCCATCACGACCTAACTGCCCCCTTTGCTCCAGCAGCTGCAGGGTTTTCTGGCTTCGTTGGGCGGCGATGCCCTGAGCAATCTCCGCGGCCTCTCCAGCCTTCACCGTGCCGATGCCTCGCTGGTTAGAGGGGGCCCCGCCGGCCAGGGCCAGCAGGCGCTTCAGCCGTTCCTTCCCGATTGCGCTGCCCGGACTGGTGCGGCACTCCTTCCGCAGGCTGATGCACGTCGCCCCGCAGCTGTAGCCGGTGGTGCAGCGGCGCTTCAAGGCATCCAGGCGGTGCTGGATCAGCTGTGCACGGATCAGCGCAGGCCGGGTCTGCATGTCAGCAGCATCTGGCGCGCAGGGCATCGAGGCGATCCTGAATGACGGAATCCATCAGTGCTTTCACGCTGTTCTTCATGCTGACCAGCTTCTCGAACACCTTCCGATCACCGCCGGCATCCGGGTGGTGCTTCATGGCCAGCTTGCGGAAGGCCTTGTCCACATCGGCCTTGGTGGCCTTTTTCGGATCCAGGCCGAAGGCCACCCAGGGGCGGAAGTTCTTGAGGATGTCCACCCCGTTGATGACGCTGCCGCCGTCCTTGAGGCCACGCTCATCCCTGGGGACCGCAACGAACCGCCGATAGAGCTGGCGCCACTCCTCCTCGGCGTTCTTGCCCTTGAGGGTGCGGGGGTTGTCACCCACGACCGACTGCTGAAAGTTCTTGTTGGCCATGAGGGCGGCCGTGCTCTTCACGTTGAACGACTTGAAAACCGCCGATCGCATCTCCCTGATGGTCATGGGCTTGGCCGTGCTGGCGGGGCCCTTCCCTTGGCCCTCCGATGCCTTCTCACTTCCTCCCCTGCTGGAGGGGGCCTCCTTGGCCCTGGCGCCACCGCTGACAGCAGGGCCGCCTTCCTTGCCAGCCGCCAGGGCGAGGATCCGCGTCATCTTCTGCTGATTGGCGCCGCTGGGGGTTTTGCGGCAGACCTTGCCCATCGCAATGCAGCTGGCGCCGCAGCTGTAGCCCGTGCGGCACTGCCGCTTCACGGCATCGATGCGCTGCGTGGCCATCGCCTCACGGATCAGCCGCTGGATTCGCTGCTCACGGCTGTCGGTGCGGCGCTTCATGCTGCCGAAGGTGTTGGTGCCCACGGCCTTCATCAGCTCATCCAATGCGGGGGCCATCTTCGCGATCTGCTCCTTGTTGGGCCACAGGGGGCTCTCACCGCCCAGGCCGGAGAGGTAGGTGTTCTCCTGCCCCTTGGTCTTCAGCTTGTGCTGCACGTACCGCTCGAAGGTGCGGGCGAACACCTCACGGCCTGAAGTCCAGTATGAATATTGAGCGCTGCCAGCTTTGATTCCATAGCCTGCCAGTCCGTCTCTCAGGGTAAATCGAAAGTCTGTGTCATCGATAGCTTTTCGGACGCTATCCATAGCCTTCCAGATTGGATCATCGGTCTGACTTTTCGTCCCACCATTCGAGTCCCAGTACAAACCACTGGTTTGCTCGCTCAGGTATGCTGGTCCACTCCTCATGCGTGATTTACCGCGGGGAGTTTGCTGGCCGATGTAGTCATCCAAGGCGTGGCCCCATTCGTGGGCCAGGGTGCCGACACCGTTCTTCCGGGTGATGTTGATGACTTTCGTTCCCGGTTCATAGTGCGCAGCCGCCCGACCCTTACCTCTGGCTCCGAAAGCCAGGCCCAGCTGGCCGTCCAGCGAGATGGCCCGATCTGGGAGCCCCGTCACGTCCGCCAGGTCGACCAGGGCCTCGGCGGTCTTGCGCAGGTGGTGGGCCCTTTCTTCATCGGTGACGCTGTTGCCGAACTGCAGGCCCCGCATTCCCATTCGGTTGGCGAGCACCGTGGTGGACCCGGCCGGCGTGTCATCGACACCCAGGGCGCGGCCACCAGTGCGGACGGCCCTCTTCACGTAGAGGTCGGCGGCGTTGATGGTCGCCCCGCCGCGCTGCACCCCGGTGACCTTGTCGATCGAGGCCCCCCCCAGGATCTCCTGTGTGGCGTTGCGCATCACATCCGCCAGCTCAGCGGTGCTCTTCCCGTCGTTGGCCTTCTTGAGGCGGACCCCCAGGGTGTTGATCTGCCCGGTAACTGACGTTTTGGAGTAGCTGCCTCTGCTGGCCTTGTTGGTGAGGTCCACCAAGGAGTTGGCCAGGGGGTTGTAGCGATCGTATGTGTCCAGGGAGCGATTCCCCCTGATGGCCGTGATCCGGTTGGTGGTGGCCCGGGAAATTTCCGCGAGCATCTCGCGCGGATCAGCATCATCCCGTCGGCGGTCGATGATGCCCTTCACCTCCTGAAGGTGGTCGTAGTAGAGCTTGCGCATCTCCGCCGGGGTCTTCTTGCCGGTGTAAGCCTGTAAGGCCTTATCAGTGAAAGGCTGCGCCGGAAAGGATTTCAGGGCCAGGTGGCCGGCCAGGCGGGTGAGGTAGTTGGCGTTGGTGAGGCCTTCCGTCAGGTCGAGCGGCTCGGCTTTGAGCAGCTTGTCTCGGGTGACCATGGCCGCGGCCGTGCCATCGGCTTCTGCCTCGCTCAGCGAACGCCACTGGTTGGCCTTGTGCCGAGCGGAGCCCTTCAGGTCTTCCCCGACATTCCCCACAGTTGACGGCCTGGCGAACTCGTAGTCCGGATCCGCTGCCTTGGCGGCCCGATCGGCCTCACCCCGGGGGGTGCCGGCCGGCGCCATGGGGCGATCGCCGGCGCTTGGGCGTGGCTGGCGGGCCTGTGCGGCGGCCTTGGCCGCGGCCTCTGCCGCCTGTGCTGCTTGGGCCTTCTCTGCCGCGGCCTGCTGGCGTACCCCCCGCAGCTGGCCCGCTTTCTCCCCCCGGCGGGTGGCGATACCCTCGGCCAGCTCACCGGCCTCCTTGGCCTTCACCGGGGCAATGCCGCGCTGGCTGGAGGCGCCCCCGGCCGCCAGGGCCAGCAGGCGCTTGAGGCGTTCCTTCCCGATCGCCGACCCCGGGCTGGTGCGGCATTCCTTCCGCAGGGAGATGCAGGTGCTCCCGCAGCTGTAGCCCGTGCGGCACTGCCGTTTGAGGGCGTCAATTCGCTGCTGCAGGCTGTCAGCCAGGTTCATTTCTCTGCTCCATGCACTGAAACGTAGGCATCACATACAGCGCCCATCGCCACCAGGTCGACGCCATCGATTCGGCGGATGGTGGCATTGGCGCCGATGGCATCACGGATCCCCCGCTGGTGCTGGTGGCCTAGGGCCAGCAAGTAGGCGCCGGTGGAGGGCTCGAACACCTCCCAGGCGCCGCTCAAATCCGGCCCCACCGCCACGGGGTAGGGGAGGGTCTGGCCGTAGGGGCCCTGCAGGCGGCCGATGCCCGGGCCATCCATCCGCACGCTCACACCGAGGATCTGATGCACCTGGCCGGTGGCATCGTTGCGGGGCTCCTCATCCCGGCGGCGCTTGCGGCGGCCGCGGTGCTCGGTGATCTGCTCGGCCAGGGCCTGGGCCCGTTCTTCGCAGGCGTCACAGCAGGGCTCATCGTCGGCATCGGTGCGGGGCGGGGTCTCGGGCGGGGCGGCGCCCTCCAGGGCCGCCTCATCGCCGGCGGCCTGAGCCTCCCCGGGCGTGGCCGCGGCCGGATCGCCCTCGAGCGTGCCGCCAAACTCCACCGGGTCATCCTGCTCCGGCTGCGGTATGGAACCATCCGCCTCGCGGTTCAGCAGGGTGGTGTCCAGGGAGAAGCGGGGCTTCCCGAACCGCGCGAGCGCCACCTCGTTGGGCTGCAGTACGCCGGCCTGGATGTATTGGCTGTCGGCCACGGCCACCTTCTGGCGCAGCTCGGCCTGCTCCTCATCCGTGGGGGTGTAGGTGGGGCGAAAGGTGATCTCCCAGTCGGCGGGCAGGGCCTTGCCCTTCCAGGGGCCATCAGAGCAGGCCATCACCAGCTCGTAGATGTGCTGGAGGGGTTCTTTGAGGTGCTGGGCCTGCCAGTCGGCCACCT